GCGAATGATCGTCTGATCCTTCCCATCGATACGATCCCTTAACCGCCAATTAGTGCGTTTCTCAATCCATGCCATTTGATGAATCCTCCGATTTTTTGATTTGTTTGGCGTCCTCAAGGGGCTGGGCATACTGATCATCGTAGCCGTGGTTTTCCAATTTCATGCGCGACTTGTATTGCTCCAGCATCCGTTCAGCATAGGCACGATCTACATAATCTGGAACCTCAATAACGACCTGCCGTCCGTATCTAACGTCTCGTATCCAATATTTCGGCTGCCCTAACTTGTTGCGTTTTTCCAGTATCCATGCCATCGCCAGTCCCTCCCTTGTCCTGTATGTGTTTTGGTACTGCAAATCGCTTGCCTTCTATGCATGTAAGTGGTAATTTCTGTATCTCCTGGTCAGTGCAGGTCTGACCAGGAACAAAGCTGGAGGGGGGCCTTACAGTGGAAAATGAAGACATTTTTAATTTAGGGTTTGAGCGGTGGGATGAGCTGCAACAAAAATCTATTGCGGTTCATGTTACCGTGTGGGAGTCGAGCGCGTGGAGTCTGACTGTGAAACTTTGCCAGGAATTCGGGATACCGATACCTGACCAAAGACCGGTTCGGAAGTTAGGGAACTTTGGGCTATACGGGGATTAACACAGTCGTCCCCCATGTTTTTAAGTTGCCCGTTGGCGTAGGCTTCGATTAACCAAATCAATTCTTGCAGAGGCAAACGGCGATCAGCAGCAGCCAGATGCTGCAAAATGGTAAGCAATCGGGGCGATAAAAGCCCTTTCAAATCTTCTTCAGGCTGTTTTTCGTTTGGAGTCACGTTCAATCCGTTCTAAAGTAACAGTCCTCGCCGGTTCCGCTGGCGCGTTGCTTTCAAATCCCCCATTGAGATAAATCTTCAGCACCCATTCCACAAACGGGGATATGTCCTCATGGTCGCGATACATCTCGGCCATGCGCTTTTCGAGCGCTTGGCACGTCGACTCTAAAAGACGAACTCTCCGCGATGCAGCTTTGCGATTGGCTTCCGCCATTTTTCTCCCCTCGCTTTTTCTTAGACGGGAACAGCCCCGTTTTTCACAAAAAATAAATAATTGCTTGACATGCGTGGACCCATTGGGGAATAATCCGGACCAACTGGACCACTTGGGGACGGATAGTCATGGGACCACTTGGGGATGTTACCACATGGCGCATTTAGGGGCAATAGGGGAAACCACTGGACTATATGGAGGGGGATTGAATGATTATGGACACAGACGAGTCGCTCGTGCAGCAGATCTTAACGCAAGTTAATGGGATGTCGATGGAAGACGTAAAGGGCGACCTGGAAATGATGGAGCCCGAGGAAGTTGCTGAGAAGTTAAAGTGTGGCCGTTCTACCGTATACCACTACGCCGAAGAAGGAAAACTCCCCGCCTCTCGCATTGGAACACTTATCCGCATACGGCCAAGGGCATTGTATGCATTCATCCTGCTTAAGGAAAAGATGGGATTGGGCGTCACAACGGCAGCCGTTTAAGTCTTTAACCAGAAACGGGAGGGTTCATGGCTGGGGCGATTATTTCCGGTGTCCTTATCGTGATGACTGTTTTGGCGCTCGTTGTTGTTGTGGTCGGATTCTGCGAATTCTATGGCGATGTCAAAGATGAATCCCGATTCATTAAAGACAACACCCTCCTGCGCAAGGGATTGGAGCGGGCCAATGCCGACAAACCTAAATAACCCCGCCTTAATCCGGCAAGGCATTGGACGGCGCTATCGCGCGGCCATGGAGAAGTGGAATTACGCAAAGGCCGATCGACTCTTAAGCTGGTATTTCCATTTCTCGATCCATGGCAAATGAAACGGGCCCACGATTGCCGAAGATTCCTGTGCGACACCCCTCACTATGAAGAGGACATGGAACTCACCTGTGACGTTCACGGAGTTTATGACGAGTCTGAAGCTAAAGACGGCATCTGCCCGGCCTGCTACCACGCCCTCCAGCGCGAACTCTACGAAAAAGAAAGGGATCTATGACAACGGAACTAGTCAACAAAGAAACCGGCGAAATCGTCGAAGCGCCAAGCATATTCGGGACTGAAGACGTCATTGCTCGGGCAACGGCGATTTCCAATCAACTCGCGCCCATCATCGAATCGAAGAAGCTCTATAAAGTTATCGGACAGAAGAAGCATGTCTATGTCGACGGCTGGGCCACGATGGGGGCGATGCTAGGCGTGTTCCCCCGCTCCATTTATTCCAAGCGCATCGAACGGGAAGACGAGATCATTTACGAATCCCGCGTTGAACTCTACACGATGAAGGGCCAACTTGTCGGCGCAGGCGAGGCGGTTTGCTCCTCCAAAGAGGCGAATTGGCGCAGCCGTGATGAATACACGATTAAATCCATGGCCCAGACGCGGGCGACCGGCAAAGCCTTCCGACTCTCTTTTTCTTGGATTATGGCCATGGCCGGATATGAATCTTGCCCGGCGGAAGAGATGGTTGAAGACCGCCCCGCTTTATCGATGCCAAAGTCTGTTGCTAAAGCCCAACCCACGGCCCATGAAACCGCTTTTGCCGCCCAAGAACCGATCAAAAAGCCTGGGACCATCTCAGACAAGCAGCGCAAATTATTGTTCGCCAAATCGAAAGCGGCGGGCATTAATACGGACGATTTCAAAGCCTACCTAACCAATGTTCACGGCGTTGAGCATACCGCTGATTTGCCTTGGACAAAGATGGACGCGGTGATTAAGTGGATCGATAGCCAGGGCGGCCCGGAAATCGAATTCGGACAGACGGGCGAATAATGGCTGAAATCGTAACCAACGAATTTGGCCGAATAGTTTCCGTTAATGGCCGCACCGATGTTCTGCACAACACGGACATCCTAGCGATTACCGGGGCAAGTCGCGATCATTCACAAACCGACCCATTTTATGCAGAGCGCGGGAACGCTGTTCATTTAGGCGTAAAGCTAATTAACGATGACGCATTAGATGATTCAAGCGTCGATCCTGTGATTAAGCCCTACCTCGACGATTATCGAAAGATCCTGGTCGACAATAAAGACGACCTCATTATCATCGCCTCCGAAATAGCTTGCTACAGCGAACTGCACGACTACTGCACCACGATCGATCTGATCGTCAAGTACAAAGGGCAATTAGAAATTTGGGATTTGAAAACGGGGAAATCTATAGACCCGGCTGTTGAATTGCAAACGGCGGGCGGTCAAATTGCCTGGGAAGAACATAACGGCGCTCATCGTATCCAAGGACGCCGATACCTGAAAATTATTGGCGATGGTGATCCAAAGATCGGCCCCGACCATAGTGAGGTCCCCGCCTCCCTATTCATAGACGTTCTTCGTTATTGTCGCTGGAAGCTTTCGCATAAACGCAAAGCGAAAGTTGAAGCACTAGCCTAATGGCGAGAGCCCGAAACCTCAAGCCCGGATTCTTTCAAAATGAATTTTTGGCCGAACTTGGCATGGAAGCACAGTTGCTCTATGCGGGTCTTTGGACCCTAGCAGATAGAGCAGGGCGGCTTGAAGATAGACCTCTACGCATCAAGTCGCAAATCTTCCCCTACTACAAAGTTGATGTCAATGCAGTGCTTGACCAACTGCATGCAGGTCACGACCCGTTCATACAGCGTTATGAAGTGGATGGAATTCGTTATATCCAGATTATCAAATTTGAAAAGCACCAGAATCCTCATGTAAAGGAAGGTGCTAGCACCATACCAGCACCAGGCAAGCACAGTGCTAGCACCAGTCTAGCCCGGCCTCTTCCCTCTTCCCCTATCCCTCAACCCTTAACCCCTAACCTCCAGCCCGATGCACCTCCGGTGCAAAAGAGTGTTTTTGCTGGCGCGGCATTCGAAAAGATTTGGAGCCGATACCCGAAACGGCTAGGGCGCAAGGAAGCGGAGAAGCATTTCAAGGCCTCAGTGCGGAATCCTGGGGAATACCGGCTGATCGAAGTCGCTCTAGACAATTACAAGCGGTACATCCACGACAAAAAGATCGACGAGCAGTTCATCAAGATGGGCTCAACCTGGTTTAACAATTGGCGCGACTGGATCGAATACACGGGAGGCAAAGATGGAACCAATGGTGGCACGGGCATTTCTGAGTATGCAGCTATCGCAAAAAGAGCGCGAGAAGCTATGGGCGTTCGAGAACCAATCACTCCCCCCCGGGCGCTATCTCCAGGGGTTCGAGATTTGCAGCATGTTCCACCTAAAGCCGAAACCGCTGTCGGAGGCGGATTGCGAGGCGATGTCCAGGCTTTGGAAATTATACGAGGTGCAGGAATTGCGATTAAGCCAGCCGGACCATAACGAATTACATGCCTGGGAGACGTATGCGGCGATGAACTACACCGGACCAATGCCAATAGCGGAGTTACAAACAGCATGAACCAAAAAGAAAAGATCCTTCAGTTTTTCAGATCTCACAATAACCGCGCCACGCTCGGCGAGTTTCTGAGTGACCCTTCAGGCATCGGCTACAAATGCACCAGCCGATTCTCAGAACTTCGCAAAGAGGGGTACGCGATTGTTTGTGAGAAGGCGGAGAAAGCATCGGACAACGTTTACAAGCTGCTGGAGTTTGATTCGTCGGGACAAGGGAGATTCGCATGATTAAAAAACTGTTAATGCTAAGTGTTTTATTTGCTGCCAATGTTTACGGTTCTGACGTTTTATGGTCGCGCTTTAAAGGCACGGTTAAAGCCATTAATGGCAAGACATCGACGGTGACAATCCAAAATTCAGAAGGCGACCTCATCACGGTCAAGATTGATGCGGATGTGATCTTGGGCCGCGGAAAAGAAGAAATCAAATTATCAGATCTAAAGATTGACGATAAGCTGATTTTGCTTTTTGTGCCTAAAGCGCCGCCTGCTAAAGATCCCGATCAACCATCCGACGGTGAGACTTATAAATCGTTGAGATGACCCTAGAGGAGCACCTCCAACTATGCGATATGAAAACTCATGCCTTCTTCAACAAACTGTTGCCCCTTCTGCGCGAAAACGTGCCTTACGGATTCTTGCCGATGGATGCGTCTGGCTTAGCGAAGCGTTTCTCGGTATCTCGTACTTACTGTTATTTGATGCTGGAAAGTCTGATTATTGCGGACATTCTCATTCGGAGGAACGGGACGTACATCTGCCCACCGATGATAGGAGATCTAGTAGCGCCATGCGTGAACAAGAAATAACGTACGACTGCCCGGGATGCAGACGGCTCGTAAAGGTCATTCTGCAAGTTGAAGGAATCCCGAGATGTGAGGATTGCGCGATTGTCGTTTCAGATAAGGACAACCAATTTTGGAAGGCCGGACTTAGTTAGTGAACTGGACCGCCTTTGGACTTCCTGAACCTATCACTGAATATAAATTCTGGCCGGGAAGGCGTTTTAGATTCGATTACGCCTGGTTAAAAGAGAAAGTCGCTGTCGAGATCGAAGGCGGGATATGGGTGCGCGGAAGGCACTCTAGGGGTCCTGGAATGATGTCTGACATGGAGAAGTACAACCAAGCGGGACTTATGGGTTGGCGCGTTTTTCGGTTCACGCCTAAGCAATTAAAGGATTGGGATGTTCACGTTTTCTTAAAGAAGGTATTCGAGACGGAAAAAGGAGCCCCATCATGCTGAGTCTCATTGTTTACATGGTAGTAACGCTACTGATCGTAGGATTGTTGTTGTGGGCGGTTGATGCAATGCCCTGGATCAATGTTGATGTTAAAAAGATGATCCATATTCTGGTCATTGTCGCCGCTGTCCTGTGGATGATCAATTTGATCTTCCCGGGACATTTTCCTCGGTGACATTTACGGACAAAGATCTTTTCGATCTCCAGCGTCACCTGGCCGAGAAAGTAGAGCATGGCTGGGCGATGTGGAAGATCGAAGGGTTGATCAATCGGCTTAAAGAAGCCGAGCGAATTTGCGAGTACGCCAAGAAAATGGGCATCAACGTTCGCGAATGGATTCTAGCCAAAGGCGGCGAATAACTTTGCCTTCTCCCGGGGAACAAACAGAAACGGCACACTTCGAACACGGGAGAAGGCTTTTTTTGAGCATAAATAAATGACCCCATCCGAACGCGCGCAAAGAATACCCTTATGGCTGGAATATACACCTGAAAGACGAGAAGAGACCTATGCGCTGATCGCCGCCGAAATTCAATCCGCAATTAATGCCGACCGGGACCCACGTACTTCAGACGACCTCTACAAAGCAGCTTACGACAAAGGATTTCTCGACGGTCACGCTTGCAATGTGGGGCATGAGACGATAGAGGCGGCGTATAGGCGGGGAGTTGAAGAGGAGCGCGAGGCTTGCGCGAAGGTGGCCGAAAACTTATCCGACGATTACCATAATGACGGATGCGGTGATGCCATTGCGACGCAGATTCGCGCCCGCACGACGGAAAGAGGTAGCAAATGAAATCCGCCGAAACCTATTGTGACGAATTGGCCAAAGTGCTGTATATGGGCAGCGTCCCCGATCTGTGGAATCTAACGGCCAAGAAGGCTATTATTTCGGCGTTGGAAGCGTACGCGGATGAGCGATTGGAGGAAGCGGCGCTTGATATTGAGGCCACGCCTGGAAACACCTATACGACGGATTGTGACCACGAGCAGCTTGCTGCGAGTATTCGCGCGCTTAAATCCAGCGGCAAGGGAGAGATGGAATGAAATCACACGACGGTTTCGGAGTATTTACCAATGACGATTTGAAGCAGTTGAAAAATACACTAGACCAAGCTAATCGAGGGGAGTATCTGGGCGATATAGAGCTAAGCCCTTCGGAAGTTTATGCCCTCATCGCCCGGCTGGAAGCGGCGGAATACTGCGCCGAGCTTTTAAAGCTCCATCAAGAATCGGGAATGATCTATGACGGTGATGAGGAAGATGATGGTCTTGCCTTACAGGCTATAGACGCATGGCGCAAGGTTTCGGGCAAAGACAGCCCTCAAGGGGCGGCGGGGAAATGAGCGAACCTAAATTCATGGGACATGGTTACTATATGGGTATGGAAGAAGCCTATTCGGCGCGAATCAATGAATTAATGAGACAGCTATCGACGGCACAGGAGAAACTAGCTCTTGCGAAAGAGGCACTGGAGCAGGTGACGAAAAATCTCGGCGTCCCACAGTCCGGATATCCCGCACCTGTGGCATATGCCTATGAAATCGCCAAATCCGCATTGTTGGCACTTGCCAACGGTGAGGGGAAATAGGGGAGGTGTGATGGCAATGGATGAAAACAAAGAACTAACTTACGAAGAGTACCATACGCCGGAACATTGTTCTGGCTGTGCGATTCAAGCACAGATGGGCTTATGGGTTCCGGTTAAGCCAAAGTAGCCCAGGAGATACTAAGGAGATTTTATGAAACCACCGTCTGAAACGGCCCTTGGGGTTTTTATTGTGCTCCTCGGCTTGTTGAGAATTCTTACAGCTAAGTAGCCCTAGAAGCTGATTGGAGATAAAAGTATGACACTCAAGGAACTTCAGAAGCAAATCAAAAAGCTTGTAAGCACTCAGTACACCGACGACGAAGTGAGCCGATTCATTGATAGGGCTCAAAAGGCCGCTATTAGGGACGGTGACGCTTTAATGCGTATATTTGAGGCTTTGTATGGCAAAGGCCGAAAACGTAAAAGGTCTGTTGGCAAAGGTATCGACGGGAAAAAGTAGATGCGTTGGGTATTTGTTGGCAAGTCTAAAGGCCTAGACGAAAACTGTATAGCTGGTACAGGTAAAACGTGATCGCTTGAGAAGTCCTAGAAGATAGTTACAGGAATTTGCCGTCGGAATAGATAAATCGTGGTGCGTCTTTTGAGTTGCCAGCAGATACCCAACAGGAGCCAAAGCATGAAATACCGCAAAAAACCCGTAGTAATTGAAGCGACCCAATTTTGGCCGGATAAGAAACCGCACCCAGAAGGGGTCGAAGAATACATCGAGAAGCATACCGAGGACGCGCAGGGCTATAAAAATACTTGGTATGGATGGCGTGTAACAACACTAGAAGGGCCTCTAAATGTCAGCGCAGGGGATTGGATCATAACTGGCGTAAAGGGCGAAAAGTATCCATGTAAGCCGGACATCTTTGAAGCCACATATGAACCAGTAGCGGATTAGCCCTCCACGCTACTTACACGCTTTTCATGGGGTCTGTTGGCAGATGTTACCGTCGATGAAATATCACGTTGTTGGATACTTGTTGGCAAGGAGGAATTATGTCTATGTCCGACTGCGAAAAATGTTGGGAAACTCCGTGCCGTTGTGGGCATGACTACAAACGATGGTCTATCGACGATCTGAGAGAGCTATTGTCGGCAGTAAAAAAGGTTCTCAAAAGTAAGGTTGCCAGAGCAAAAAAGCAACAAAAGCGTAAGAAGCCCTAGAAGCTAGTTACGCGATTAAATGCAGTTTGCCAACACAGGTCCAGCGGGACCACTTTGGAGGTATCTCAGTGAGAACTTTAATGACCGCCGTGCTTGGGGCCTTTACTGGCTACCACTACTTTCATGATCGCCTATTCTTTTGGACTGGATTAGGGGCCCTAATTGTGTGCGCCGTTATTGAAGAAACGGCAGAACTGATTGTGAAGTACGTCGCGGAAAACAAATAGCCTAGACAGCTACTTACAGCATAACGGTCAGATTTGATGCGGAATGTTGGCAATAGGATCGTCGGATGCCAACAACGCTTGTTGGGAGGTTGATGGCAATGATAATTGACGTTGAAGGCTGGCCGTGTCCTAAATGCAAAGAACAAGGCGGATCGCTGTATTGGTTCATGTATCACATCCGCAAGAACCACTAGGCCGACTAACTATCCCTAGAAGCTAATCGCACGATTTTGGGTCTCGCGCTACGAACTAGGCGTAGCCGCGCGTCACGCTTGGCCTGATGCAGAAAGTCCCGTAGCCAGTTCTACGGGCATAATTTTGGGGGATGTGGTTGGATGAATTTTCTCGTGGGTGTTAGAAGGGAACCCGGCCCAAGCGGTAAGGGCCTCTAGCTTACCCACGAGCCATTTTAGTCCTAAAAGCAACGCGCAAGTTATATTTGACGGTTTACAATAAACGGGAGGGTGAGAGAATGAGCGAAATATTTGAACGAGCAATCCCGGTCGTTAACTTCGAAGAGCTAAATGGATTGCGCGTTAAACTCCAAACGATCAAAGAAGATGGAATTACGTACTTATTCGCATTTGGCGAACATGCGATCTATGGGCTGGGCGAGCAAAAGGGACAAATTTAGCCCTACTTTACCCCCACCTCGACGGTAAGGCGGCCCCATGCCATGGAGGCGCTCTTAGTTTTCAATCGGAATCGGCTGCCACTGCCGATGCAGATTCATCAAATCCACATGCAAATAGGGTGAAATGGCGTTCCCGCTCATCCCTGATTCTGCGATAGCTTCCCCCCGCTTAATGGCCTGCCCGGGTTTCACGTAAGACGCTTTAATGTGCGAATACTTTAAAACCCAACTGTCATAGCCTAAAAGCGTAACAATCTGCAAAATGAATAGACCGGCTCCATCGTCTGAGGCTAAATAGTTCTCATAGCGCGATCTGACAATCATGCCGTCTGACATCGCCCTGACAATCGTTCCTATCGGGCAATCAAAATCAATTCCGTTATGGTCTCCCGCTCCCTGATATTGAATGGGAATCCAAAGCCCAATATCACGATCTATACTCCATTCATATCGCGCAGACCTATCGCCATACTGCGCTTTAATAGGAAAGAGCGTGTCAACGGGTCTTGCGAATACCACGATTCAGACACTTTGGGCAATGCTTTACGTAAGCAAATGGCTTTTGCGCTATTTCTTGGACAATAAGCGGAATATTATGGACTTTGCATTTCTTTCTTAACGTCCATTCCCGTGTAACGCGCCCCGACACCATCCAGCAACTTATCCGATCTTCGTGCTGACGACTTTAGTTTGTAATATCATGGTATGAATAAACCCTCCGATTATTTCTTTGCTCATTTGATTAAGACTTCATCCTGCTGGATATGGACCGGATACAACAACGGAAGCGGATACGGAAAATTTCGAATTGGGAAATTAAACGTATACGCCCATCGGTTCTCTTATTCAACCCACAAAGGCGAAATCCCCAAGGGGATGTTCGTCCTCCATAAATGTGATAACCCAACCTGCGTGAATCCGGATCACCTTGAACTGGGGACCCAAGTTAAGAATCTGAGAGATTGCGTAAAGCGACGTAGAGCTTATATGGGAGAGAAATGTGCGTTGTCGAAGATAACCGCAAAGCAGGTATCCGATTTGCGTAATTCCTATTCGGCATTTGTGGACGAAAAAGCGAAACTGTTTTCGCTGAGTCGAGCCCAAATCGCAAATATCATCCATGTGCGTTCGTGGCGTTAGCTTATTTTTGAATCAGCCGTTCGTAGCCCATAAAGTCCGATTGCCCCAAGCAACGTATAAATCCACTCAGGTATAACCGGAAGAGGATGAATCGTTCCGATAGCCGTATAAATACTCAGCAATCCCCCAACGACAGCGGTCCAAACTGTCTTGGATTGAAACCATTTTTTATTTTCCATTGTTGAATTCTCCTGTAGTTTTATTTTGTCGCCAATGCGGCGTCCTACAATCTTTAAAAGAAAATCGGGAATCATGCGCTCATCTCCTGGGCGGAATACCCGCCGACAATTTCAATCGAGTGTTTGCCCGTAGGGTTCTGTTCAAACTTCTGACACACTAACGCGAGGGCCTTCTGAGAGTAGGTTCCAACCCATCCTTCAGGAGTCTTTTCATAATTTGTAATGCATAAAATACAACCCGCCGTAGATTCGGTGGAATTGCCGCCATGCATTCGTATGCCAAAATAGAGAGGCACGTCACCAAGAAGAGGAAGCATACGGTCGAAACGACCGCTCCAAGTATAATCCACACTATAAGTTCCACTAGGGATGCAGGTCTGACCATGGATTTTCACTTTTCTCGCCGGGTCTTCCAGCGTATGGCAAATGAAAACGCCATCGCAATAAAGACTGCCGATCGTTCCTTTCTCGTCTAATATCAGTCGCTCTAATTTAAGATTCATTGGCTTTGTGTATCCGGTCCCGATGGTTGTGCTTACTGAAATACTGGGACTGCGTTTGAAGACATTGGCGGCAAAACCATAAACGCCCGAGCGGTTCATCCATGATGACAACCATTGCATCCCCATCATTCGGACACTTCTTCTCCGGGTTGCTCAAGATGGACCTCCGGGGGTTTAACGTGGCGCTTCTTAGCACGTTCAGCCTTCAACCGTTTCGCATCCCGGCTTATGGGCTTTGGGTCGTGGATGTGCTGGCGTTCCATGATGTAGGCCTGAATATTCGCCCAATTGACGACGATAAGCCCAATAAGGATCAAGAATTGCACCGATATAGCTGTCACGTATTTCCAGGCGTTGTCCTCGCGCCGCTCGTGCCGCTTGCGCTTGTCCATCAGAAATGAGATGTCGGCCAACAATCCACCGTTTCCCAAGCTGTCCTTCTCGAATATCCGGTTGAACTTTCGCACCTCGACTTGCAGCATGTGAATCGCTTCTGCTATTCCCTCCCGGTCCTCGTCTGGATCGCCGCGGATCAGTTTGTCCAGCTTGTCTAACGCATCGTCGATTTGATCCAACCGATCGTTGGATACTGTCGCGTCGGTGGTTAGAGCGACTAGGCGCTCGTCCGTTCGCTCGCGCCATTTTTTATCTTCCTCTCGCTTATAAAATTCGTCGGCAGCACTCAAGACATCCTCTGGCTCTCTTTACTAAAGGAAGCGCACATTAGGGTTTAGCCTGTTCGGGTTGCTTATTTTGGTTAAGGCGTTGAAGCACTTGAAGTAATGTTTGACGTATTGCTGGGTTTTGGGCCAAAGTATTAAGCCCTCTGATGCCCGACCCTCCAGCCGTTGCAGCTAATCCCCACAAGGCTGGAGAAGTCCCGGTTAACATCCCGAGCCCTGATTCAAGCCCTTTCCCCATCATTCCATGCCCGACGAGCATCGGAAGAAAAGCTGAGGGTTCTCCACTCTTATTTAGGCGCGTAGGATTTAATATTTTGTCTTTAACAATAGCTTGGCGGTACGTATTGGATGCAGCTTTAAGTGGTCCGTCCTGCTTGGTTAAAATATCGTCGAATTTCGAACGCCAATCATAGAGAGATTTTCGGGTTAGCTTGTCAGTGACAGAAGTCGAAGAGATTATTCGGTCTGTAGCCTGTCTTGCTTGCAAAGCTTCTATAGCTGAGACAGGTTTTCCCTCTTCCATCCTCGATCCGATGTCGGCTGCAATAGCTCTCGCCTTCCCCAAAGCTGGATCAAACGCGTCAGAGGCTTTTTCTTTCAATGCCGCTTGGCCTTCCGGGCCAAGGGCATCGCCAAATATTTGAGTTGCCTTTTTAAGCGACGGGGCTCCGTAGGTAGACAATCCCTGTTCGGCGGCCTGTCCAAGATCCTGCGCCTTAACGCCTGATGCGGTTTCACCTGCTTTCAGAAAACCTTTCCCAGCCTTAGCGGCAAGCCCTGACATAAGTTGAGAAACTTTACCTGTTGCTTGAGAAACGCCGGGGATAGCATTTAAAATCTTGGGCTCTTGCAGAATTCCAGCTGATGCAGCAGAGGCAGCACGACCCAAAGGTGTTTCCGGGACAGTCTCTGGGGCAAATGCTGTTCCTGTGGCCTGTCTCAATAGTTCCCCAGCAGCGGCTCCAACTGGCCCACCTAATGCCCCCCCGGCAATTGGCAACGCAGGACCGCCAACCTTTTGCATTGTTGCTGGATCGGTTTGCATAAACTTTTGAGTCAGTTTTGCTGGGCTAGAATCTAAAGCGGCAGTTGCAGCCTGTTTTAGAATTCCTGGGATTTGATCGACAAGAGTAGGCTCCTGTTTTTTGACCCCCAAATAAGCATCTGGGTCAAATCCGCTAGATGACCCTTCTGCTAGGTAAGCGTCAGGATTAAAGCCCAATGGAGCCCCCGCCGCCTGATTGTTTCGCGTCCATTGCTTTTTTCAGAATGGCTGCGCTTCTAGGATCGTTAGGGTTTGCTTGAGCCCACTTGATTGCTTGAATATGGGGGTCAAAATCTTCTGGCTTTGCTCCTGTGGCCTCAGCGAAGCTTTTCCCGCGAGAAAGCTTTGACAGTTTTTTCACGTTCTCGGGAGACATATTCGGGTTAAAGACTTCTGGACCGTGAACTTGCATATATCCGTCATGAAGTTCATCAGACTGAAGCCCCATGTGCGCGACCATATTCTTGAGGCTTCCAGCAATCCCTTGACTTGTTGCGGGCATTTGTTCTCCCGTCAAATAAGTCCAATATTTGCCGAACTGTCCTGTCGCGGTAACTTGCTTCGCCTCTTTCAAGACTTCCTGAGTTGGCGCTGTTCCCGTTCGCGCTTTGTAAATTTGGCCTAAAATATCGACGTAATCGATGGGGTTTAGCCCTTCGCCAGAGACTTCAAGCGATTTGAGTCTGTTGTAAGCAACAATCGCGGCGTTTCTCTGCGTCTCGATGTCTTTCATTGCTGTATCGCCACGAATCCCGCGTAATCCAGAAACAGCGTCTCGCCAATACAGGTCTTGCTCTTTTTGTTTATCTTTGTCACTAATTGCCGATGGATCATGCTCTGATACGAATTTAGAGCCTTTCGGAACTTGGCCCACGGGAGTGATTACTCCGTTATTATTTGTGTAAACATTTTCTGGCCGCATCGTGTCGGTTACATGCGTAATTAGTTTTAGTTCTGCGGGGTTAAATTGCCTCGGTTTAACAGGAGGCGCTGGAATCGGGACAGGCACTGCTCCTGTTGATGGAGGGGTCGCTGGCGTTGCTGCCGATGGTTGATCCACAGGCACTGCCGTGGTTTGTGACGCCAAGATAGGACCACCCGTACTTGCGACCGGCGCAAGACCCGCTGGAGAGGCGACCGTCGGCGCAACGCCAGCAGGACCCCCATTAGGGTTAAGCCCCTTAAAGAGAGAACTAATCAGATCCGCTCCGACATAGCCCTTCTTCACCGTCGCTGCCTGGATTACTTGTTCGGGCGTAAGGCCCTGGGTTTCTTCGGGAGCCATTCCGAGATTCTTTCCTAAGACCATCGCCTGGGCCATCGCATTACGCTTTTGAACTAGAGAATTGACGCCTTGTCCGAAAGCATCTAGGCCTTGAACCAATTGCTGTTGTTGCTGAGCCCTCATCTGCTGCTCTTTGTACGGGCGGTTTGCTATTAAGTCGGCAACGCCTGCTATTGGGAATGATGGTTGTAAATCAAATTGTCCTGCCATAATAGTCTCCTAACCGACCGGGCCAAATCCGCCTGCTAAAGTTGGAAGTACTGCGCCGGCTACTGCACCAGGAGGACCACCGACAGCGGCTCCCTTCCCTGCCCCTTTAACCGCACTAATTAATGGAGCCGTGGCCCCGATGCCGCTTAACAATGTCCCCGTCTGTCCCTTTCCGTTCCCCACTTGCGGCGCGGCTTGCGCTCCAATAGCCTTAGCCACATTCGCCTGATTAATGAAATCGTTTAAACTAAAACCACGACTCAAAGCATTCGTCTGCGCTCCCTGCTGCTGCTGGAGCCCCATCAATGAAAGGTCGGAGGCTCGATTCATATCGTTTGCGCCCTGAACCCCGACCTGATTAGCAATGTTCGCCGCTAAGTTGCCTTGTTGTCTTGCAATCTCTTGACCTAAGCCGCTGCCATTTAAGAGGTGCTGCGCGTTTAAAGTTTCTTCTGTTTCTGGAAGGGCTTGCTTGAAATATTCCTGAGACTGTTTGGTTAAAGCAGCAGCTAACGCATCTCTCCCGGCGCTACGCTTCGCTTGATCCGTTAAACTGTAAGCATCCGTTGCTTCCCGCTGTTGAGATCCAAGAGCATTGATGGCATCTTGATCGGCTTTCACCTGCAACGGATCAATTGAAAATGGCCCGGATGTATATTGGCCGCCGCCTTGCCCTGGGAAAAGACCGGGAGCAAGCTTGTTGGCCAACGGGTTCAAAGGATTTTGAACAGCATTTACGCCAAATGGGTTTGATTGCCCAAATTCCGATAATCCTCCTGTAACCCCCGCAAGTGTTGCACGTTTCACTGTTTTTGCCGCTCCGCCCATATAGACCCCCTAAAACGTCTCTTTCAATAGAACTGCGTAATCTGATAAGCCATGTCCCAAAAACCGTTTGTATGCCTCGGGATTGCGGCTTGACGTAATGACTAAATGCCCGCAAAACAGATCTTTAGCCCGCTGCCGTATCTGCTCATACCAGTCTTTGACGACTCTTTTTGTCCGATAGTCTTTCCGTACCCAGGCCTGCGACACGTTGTAAGACATGCGATGGTCAATGTCTTTACTGACATGGGCTAAAACATAAGTCGTTAACTTTCCATCTTTTGTCCCGATCCAGAAATCCCCGCCGCCGCCCATATACGTGCAATTGGCAATCGCCGCCAAAGTCTGCTGATAAAAACCTGCAATATCGATTCCGTAAGGAACATGCGAAGTTCGAATGAAATCCATTACGGCGGTTTCAATATCAGACCGCATCCCCTCTGGAATCGTTTTGACGACCCTAAAATATGGTTTATCGTCATGCAGGGGGATAAGCCCCGTCGCGACTGTCGTCGTTTCGTTCATGCCACGTTGTAATACGGCAGCTGAAACGGAGAATTGCCTACCATAATCGTTATGTACCCCACGGGATTTGCGGTTAAAGCTGTTGCAGTTCCGTTAGCCCCTATGGTGGTTTGCGTCGTAGGCGAAGCCAACGTCAAATCACCCAAAATAATGGGTCGCGTTAATATTTTGCTTTCAGTGGGATGCTCTTGTTTATCCATTAATCGGCGGCCCCAGAATTGATCTTGCTTTGCACAGCCGTTTTTAGCTGGGCAATGGTGCGAGCGGCGGGGGGTCCAGGCAAAAGAGCGCGTATCACATTAATTTCATCCAAAATGACTAAAAGCACGGCGCGAACAAATTTAGAATTTGAACTCGAATCCGAATTCAGAAGAGTAATGGCATTGGTTCGCAAAGGAAGAGGATCAATGACAACGACCGCCGCATCAAAAGTCGGCTGATCGACTTCAGCAGCCGTCCATCCGGGATGAGTAGCAAGGTAGGCCGCGACCAACCCATCGGCCTTCGTATCGTCACCGCCATAAGCCAGTTTTTCACGAATAACAGCAGTTGCGTCTTTCCCAAGAAAAAATCTCATGTAATCTCCTAAAGAAGCGGATTAGAACCGATACCTAACGCACTATCCCAGAACCGCGTAACGGCTAAATCCATCGTGGCTGTTCCTCCCGTCAATACCATTTGCGCCCCACGATTGGTTCCTGCCGGTAAATCCACTGACAATAAAATGTTCGCAGCCGCGCTTGTCGGAAGCACTAATCGACGGCCATTATTCGCATTGTCCTCTAAATGAATAAATTGTGCAGCCAACGCTCCAACCGCTCCGCAATACGTGACGGCTCCAACATTGTTCGGCAATACGGCCCCGCTTGTTCCAGCAGAATAAGACCATGACAGAGAACCAGCGGCTGTCGTCGTGGCAATTTGAAACCCTGGCATCGATGATCCTGCGTTTGTTCCTGTAAACGCATTGTTAAACATCGTCATGTTTCCTGTTTGCCAGAACTCGATAATGTCACTATTGCCCGATAGGCCATTGCCATTACGAATCAGTCCTAAATAAACCCATCCATTCGTCCCATAGGCCGTGTTGAGGGTCGCGTAGTTCGCCTGAAGAGGCAGGACCGTCGAGCCCACCGTGACCCAAAGCGTCGATGAATCCGTTACTTTGACGGCATAGAGCGCATACCACGTATTAGCCGCTTCCGAGGTTGCCCCCGTAAGTCCCGATTGGGCCCCGGACGTGACGAGAACGGCGTTACGCGTGATATTGAACGTGGTGCGCGTCGTCGAGGTTTCTATGCGCATAGAACCATCCGGGAACTGAATCGGGATGTCCCCGCTTGTTCCGTCAAGCCCAGCCTCGACGGCAACCGTGGTAATGGAGGCAAATTGAAGAACGGGACGGCGGTATGCCGCATAGTGATCGACGTACTGCTTGGTCGCGACTTCTAAAGCCAGAGTGGGATCAATATCAACTTTAAGCTTGGCAAGCGTTTTTGTTTCGGCTTCCAATCCTTGGAACACCGCTGCGACATCACTTGTATTAGTGTTGACTTGCGAAGACGAAATCGTCGTCGATGGTGAAAATGTATAGCTGACCGTAAAGTTTAATGCCATAAATTGACTCCTAGACTGCCGTTAATTCTTTCCGGGCTTTGTCGGTTCTAAGCCTTATTGAAACGCCTTGCACCGTAAATCCTTGAGACGCTACGTTGTTTCCGATCGTCAAACTAAATAGGTTTCCTCGGCTATTTACATACATGCGAGGCTGGACAGCATTCTGGCCGCCCCACACGCTGCTATCCCATATAGCCGAATCCCATAATGCTCCCGCCGCGACAAGGCTTGAACTTTGGGTGCGCTGTACGGACGAATAATCGAATCCGTAGGACAAAGAAAGGACTGTCGATGCCTCGCTAAGAGCAGAAACTGTGAAGTAGAGAGGGTCTAAGGTTGTGTCGAGACCGCCAAGGTTTTTAAAAGGGCTTCGCCAATAGCCACTAATTGCACCTGGGGAAGTTTCGGAAGCGTCGGAGAATATCGTCGCCTTGTCTTTTTCGTAGAGCTTGCCGTCGTAATGACCTGCAAAAAAACGCCGGTTTTGAACGGTACAAACGACATTGGCCTTGAATCCGGTCGTACATCTCAAAAAGCAACTATGTTTTAAGTCCCAAATAATCGCGTAATTGTTAGTTGTACTCGCCCCCGTCGACACTAACCATACGATCCATTCTCGGGCTTGGTAGTAATACCCGACAATATTCGCAATTCGATTTGTATTGATCGAGTCCCAAATATCGTTGATGTCATTAGGGAACGTTTCAAAATTTAAACCGTCACGTGTCGCCCGCATTCTGCGCCCAGGAGTCACAAAATAGGTGACGCCATTGGCATAAGCGAATGCTTTTCGGCCTGCGATGCCGATACCCTTTTGCAATTGGTAAATGGGAAACGGCTGACGGGTCAAAACCATTAAATGCGTACTTGAATTCTTAAAGAGAATTGCGGTATCAGGGCCTGTGACTACGCCGCATTGAAGGGCCTCTCCATCTGACATGGCCACATCAGCACTACCTGATCCTGCGCCCGTCCAATCTTCAGGGTTGGAAACAATAGGCCAATAGATACGACTAGGATTTGCCGCTGTCGATAAGGCAAAGATTCTGTTGCTCGCGCCAAAGCAGGTGAAAGCAGAGGGCGGGCTTCCCCCTAATGCCGCTGCGTTGCCAGTCCCGGAGTACTTAAATGGCGCATCAGGAGCCCCACCGAACCAGATTTGCAGATTGTTAAAATTAACAGGGGTCCATATGTTAGAAAGGCCCGTCGTAATCGTAAGGGCCCCGGTTTTGTCGGCCATCGTTCCAGAAAGACCGCTATCGGCATAAAACTTAGTTCCGGCAACTGCGTTTAAGAATTGCGTCCCTGCGTCATATTGGATATATCCAGCGCCTGTTACCGCTGTCGAGCTTGACCCCATCGCAGAAGAGTTCCAAGCCGAATCTCCATTTCGCTTTTTAATCCCTTTGTCGAGAATGACAATATTGTCGAGGTCCGGCGATTGACTCAAAGGGGACAAATACTCGGGATCAAAGGTATTTAATCCCCCTGAAAAGTCTTCAAGTTCAACAGATGGGCCTCTGGCTGGCATTTCAGCTTCCCCTTGGGTAATTAAATGGTAATGGCATATACCCCAAATTGCCGCCCACAGGTTGATTGTCTGCTGCCGTCGTCACTCGATGCCGATGCAGCCCTATTTCATATTCCGTCTTCATTTCTTCCAGTCCCTTCTGAAAGAAAACCTCTTGAGTGTCTGATCGGCCATCGTCTAAGAAATCAAAGGCTTCGACTTCAGCAGCATCAATCAATAAAGAAGTTCGCCATTTCTCAGGAATCACCGAAATATCAGCGTCGAGCGTCATATCCACGGCGGCTTTTATGTAATAGACCGAAAGGTTGATAATAGCGTCAGGGTTTGGCCACAGTTTGAACTGTGGATATCCGCTCGAATCGACGCCATCCGGCATGTAAATCCTCGGCGTTCCAGTGGAAAGAAAACCGGGATTATAGGATTGGAAATATTCGG